CTCCAATCGTTGTTTCTGTACCAAAGAATACTAAGTGTCTATCCGGTGTAGATACTAACATGTCTCTAGATGCCGTGGGTGCTCCAGATATAATTGTTGCTCTTGTTGATGTAGAATTTGATAAATTTGAATTCCATTCAAAAACTTGCCCATTATGAATTAAAGCAATTACGTTATCACCAAAATTATCAATTGACCATAAACCTGGATCTATAACTAAATCACCAGATGCTGCTTCTCCCCACGCTACAAAGTCTGAAGTATTTGTTACAGTAGCTCCATTTGAATGTGCAGCTCTTGTTGTTCCTCTAACTGCTCTTGTTATTCCTGTTAAATTATTTCCTGAAACACCTGTATAAGATATTTCCTCTGTTCCTATTTGTACAAAGTTAGTTCCTGTTGATGGAAAATTTGTAGCACTGACTAATGTAATAGAAGTTCCTGATCCACCTGTTCCATTAGCATCGTTTAATAACGCTCCGTTTAAAGTTGTTGTAAGTGCGTTTAACGCAACTGTACCTCCCCAAGATCCAAGTCCATAACCAAATCCGGGTAATTGCTCTGCTGGTCCTACTGGATAATAAATTTGAACTCTAATACCTCCAGATGTTGTAGCACCTGAGCCACTTTCATTAGAAGGCATTGTAACAGTTATAGTGGTGTTTGTTGGAGTAGAAGTTACCATAAATTTTTTATCATCAAAATCTGATGCAGAATAATTAGATCCAGTTATTGCTGTAAAATTATCTAATAAAATTATATCTCCAGGAACAAGGCCATGACCTGTAGCAAAGGTTATGGTTACTGTGGCTGAACCATTTGTTGTACTGAATGCGTTTGTAAGTGTTGTTGTAGATTTAATGGGATGTATGTCATAAAATACACCGCCAGAATAAGCATATAAAATTCTGTTTGTTCCAATAATTGAAAACTTAATACCACTTTTATTTACAATATGGTGCATAGCCCTTGCAGAACCTGTCATTTCATTAGGTCCTAGTTGTTGCCATCCGCCTATTTTTTCAGGTGTGTTATATCTAAATCTAACATTATCACCATCAACCCATTGGCCTTCAGCTTGTGTGGGTGTTAGTTGTTTATTAAATCCAGGTAAAAAGTTTAGTTTTTGTAACATAAGTCTCCAGATTATATTAGATTGCTCTGATTATCAACGTTTAAACCAAGATGGAAGACCTAAATGTGGACGTTTGTCAAACATATTATCTTTAGATCCTGGAGTTTTTCTATTATTATAATGAAGAAATACTTGAACACATTCTTTACCTTTAAACTTTTCTCGCCAATGCTCTAATTCACAACCAGAATAAACTAGCATATCACCTTGTTTTAAATTTACTTCAATACCTTTTTTGCCAATCTCTCCTGATGGTTCTAAATAAATAACCCAATCATCTCCACCAAGATTCATAGTAGTTGATATTTCACAACTGAATCTATCTTTATGTCTTTTAAGAATATCATCTTTTTTATAAATTCTTGCATAAGTATAAGCTGGATATAGTTTTAATCCTGTAGTCTTTTCCATAATAGGTTGACATTTAAGTAATAAAGTTTCCATAGCTATATCAGAATAGCTTGAATAGGTATGTGGAACCTGACTATTAGCTCCTTCATACTCACCTAATAATGTTTCATAAGGTGAGATATATCTTGCATTACGACAGGTATCTAATACTTGTCTTTTCATATGAAAATAGTTGTACAAGAAAAAAGCTAAATCTTTATTGATTGCTTGTTTTATAATTACGTATTTATTTTTTTTAAAACTCATTTTTTCTAAACCATGTTGCTACAGTATATCTGTCTTTACCTTTAATGTTTGATACACCATGTTTAAAATATTGACCATCAAAAAAAATTGCTCTACCTGTTAAAGGAGCAAAAGAAGTTTTGTCTTCAAAATAAGTATGTCCTCCTTCAAACTCATCATTTAAATAAATGATACTGCTTAAAGAAGTATGAGAATGAGCATGATCTAAATGCAAAACTTTACCTATGCTAGGAGAAGGCCATTTAACTATTTGAAAATAATCAACAACAGAATTATTTAATTTTATTGATACTTCATTTAATTTTTTTATTAAATTTAAATAGTCAGTAGTTATTAATGATAGTGGAAAAGTATTGTCAAATTGTTCAGGTAAAGGTTTAGATTTATAAAAATTAATTAATTTTTTACATCCTTCTTTAGTTATAAAATTATTTTCTAAAAGAACCTGACTATGCATCTTTAGCCATTTCTTTTGGTATAGCTTGGATATTCCAATGTATAAACCTAAATGGTTCAATACCAAAATCTACTGAAAATTCGTGTTCTAAATAACCTGGAAATATAATTAATGTTCCAGGTTGAGGTCGAAAGTGAATTAGTTCATTACCATTAAGAATTTCTTTTACATTAGTTTTCATTTTTAGTTTTGTACACCTAGCTCCAGTTCTAGGTTCATGAAATATTGGCATTGATGTTTTTTCATTTGCTTTCAAAAAGTAAAACCCTGATACATGTTGATTCCAATGAATATGAGCTGAATGATGTCCGCCACCTTTCTTAGCAAACTCTTGTACCCACAGCTCAGTAAACATAGTAGTATATTGCTCCATATCAAAACCTTGATGATCTAAATACTCCCAAGACTTTTGACCAACGTAATTTCTAAAATCTATAAAATTATTGTCAGCTGTAAGAGATTTTGAATGATAACTTCTTCCAAAGTCACCAAACTTTTTTATATGTGCTTTAGCTTCTGGAACATTTTTAGCAGCTTTAATATATTTATCAGATGCTTTAGTTAAAGATTTTATAAACTCTGGTTTTTGCTCTGACCAAATAGTTGTATTAAAATAATTATTTATATTCATATTATTTAAATGGTTTTCCTAAATGCCAAACAACAAGACTGTATCTTGTTCCAGCGGTTACAGGTTTAACTCTATGCCATACAAATGACGGAAATACAATAATAGACCCTTTAGGTAAAATTTCTTTTGCTCTTTTTAAATGTTGACTTTCATCTCTCATATGTGGATCGTAGTTTCTAAAATCAAATTCTAATTCACCACCTGTATTCTGAACCATCTGTTAATTGACAAGTCATAGATAGTTTTCGAATCTTACCCTTGTTAGGTCCTTCTTTTTCATAAGGTTTTTCCCAACTATCACAATGCCAATCATAATATTGGTTGTGTTTATATTTTGTAAACTGACACGATTCAGATCTGTTCCATTCAAAATTCCAACCTGCATTTTTATTTGCTTCATGAACATATGGATGTAATTCTTTATAGATCCAAGTATCATTAAGCCAAACTAAATCTGACTTTCTTTTTGTTTGCATATCTTTAACTTGGTCTTTATCTAATTTTTTATCTTCATAACCACCTGTTCTTGCCATTACTTCTTCTTGTGAATTTGCATAAGCTATTACATCATCACAAAACTTAGGTGTGAGTGCTGCAGGAAAATGCCAATAGTAATTAGATATATTCATAAGTTATTGTTTGTACGAAATTTAAACTATCCTTTTGATTATTAGTTAAATAATACATATTAGTTGATGGAAACATTATAAATCTATTGTTTAAAAGTGGTATATCCCAACTTCTTCCTTTACGTCTGTTATCTTCATAATGTATTCTAACATTACAATCTTTAACTTTTACACCATATAATAATGTAAAATCTGGAGAGTTACGTAAATCCACGGGATCTATATTTAATAATGGAGTTGTTGTTTCCGCAGGTTTATAGATATTTCCCCACGTTGATTTGTTAACTAAATTGATATTGTGTTTAACACCAATAAAATCTTTTATATAAGTATTTAACTTATCATAAGTTTTTGAAAATTGTAATTTTTCATCAGTTAAATTAGATTGTAAAATATAATGAGCTAATTCATTTCGATCTATCTCCCAATGTTTTGGCATTGAAACATCTCCAAAATAAATTGACTGTTCTGTTAATACTTTCTTTTGCATGTATAATATTATTATTATATTATATTAAATTAATAAATATTACAAATATTTTTAAAAAAATTATATTACAGTAGTAACTAAATCCCAAGATTGACCAGATTCATTCCAGTTATAATGGTATCTATTAGTTTCGTCTGCAGTTTGTTCAGCTGTAAGTTCTGGAGCAGCACCTATTGGTGAATCCCAATTTACAGTTGTAGTATTTTTTACCCAAGATGCGTAAGGTTTTTTAGGCCAAAAAATTTGATTATCTTCGTCCCAAATGTAACCTATAGCTGCATAATTTCCTCTAAATGCTGTACCACCATCTTTGTGTGTATTATTAATTGTATTGTATGAAGTTTGAATCCACATTTGCGCAGGCCAATTATTATGTTTTTCTAAATATTGTTGTCCTACTGTTTCATCTTCAACGCCATCAGCGTTATGCATGTCAACATTGTTTAAAGTCAACACTGTAAGTACTTCATTATTTTCTGATATTTTTGCAAAATGTGCCATAATTTAATCCTATTGAAATTTATAACTTATTATTACCACTCCTGATCCACCATTTCCAGCAGAAGGATGCGCACTACCGCCACCACCACCTGTGTTTGCAGTTCCATTTGCACCAGAAGCCCCACCTCCACCGGGTGTGGGTGTTGGAGCATTAACTTGTTGTCCACCTGGATTTTTTTGTCCGTGTGCATTTCCTCCACTTGCTCTTACAACTGGTGTCCCAGTAATTGAATTTGCTACACCAGCGCCACCTATTCCTGCTCTACTGCATACTCCACTTGGACCTGCTTGTCCTGCACCGCCTATACCACCACCGCCTCCAGCAGATGTATTATATGCGGCTATGAGTGCTCCAGTACCGCCATTATTTCCTTGAGATGGACTTGTTGGTGGAGTATTTCCTGCGCCTGCACAACCTGTTTGATAACTACCACCACCTCCTGAACCTCCAGGACCAAAGGAAGGCACTGGACCATTTTCTAGACCGCCACCTCCACCTGTTGATGTTATACTTGAAAAAACTGAATCTGCACCTTTTAATCCATTATGATTAGACGGAGCTGGACCTGGACCACCATTTCCACCTGCACCTACTGTTATAGGATAACCTTGTGCTGAAACTGATAATCCGCCTGTTGCGGGTTGAGGATAATTATGTCTGTGTCCTCCTGCGCCTCCACCGCCTGCGGCTCCTGAACCACTGCCGGCACCACCGCCACCAGCTACGACTACATAATCTACAGTCGTTGAACCTGAACATTTACCTACATTAGTAACTGTAAAAGTTCCTGGACCTGTAAATGTATGAATTTTAAAATCACCAGATGTTGTTATTGTTCCACCAGTAGCTTCAACAAAAGGACTTCCTGCTCCTCCTGCTCCGAAACCTAGTACTTGATATCCAAACATATTTTATTCTCCTTACGCGTCGTTAGCCGCATCTGTAGTGAAGAATAATTTAATACCTAATACTC